CGGTTTACCACCTACTTCGACCGGGAGACCCCGGCCGTCGCGGAAGACCTGGCGCCCTATCTCGAAGGGAGTCATGTCTATGCCACAAAGCAAGTACCATCTGTACTTGCCTTGCGTGGTACGCGGAACTCAACCCTCAAAGCGAGGGCTGATGTTGCCGTAAGGAACGGTGTTGCATTGCAATACTATTCCTTAGGACCAGAGAAAGGGAAGACCCACTCACTGGTACCTGATCTTACGACGGGCCTTATGCGGCACGACGTAATGATATTCGACAAAGAGTTGAGAGAACACGTTGTCGAGAAGAGCTGGAAAGAGGAGTTGCCTCCTCCCTCAGACTCCAAGTTCGTGCCTAAGCCCAAATGTGGGTATAGGCCGATCTATGAAGATCCTTTTGCAATAATTGCAGCGAGGACCTACATATCGCTCACGGGAAGGGATCCTCCCGAGACGATTGTTTGGCCAGGAGACGGACTACGTCTCTCGGACAAAATACCTCCGTATTGCCTAGATAAAGGTATAGCGGGGAGGGAAATCAAGAATACATGTCGTTTCTTTGAAATCCCGCAGGTTGCACAAAAGATGCACCTACTGCTCGAGCATACGTATTGGGGACGTAAGCTTCGAGACCTTTGCTCCATCAGATCAGACGAATCTGCTGGGACAAAGACCCAAAGAAAAGAACGTGCATCCACGGTCCGATCTTGGGCATCAGGACTGGTTCAGAGACTGAATCATTTCCTGCAAGGCTTAGGCGATCCACTTTGGAGCGTCAAGAGCCGGAAGAGCATCTACCTGGATCAAAATCCTCGTAGTGCTCAGCACCGTGCTAAGCGACTCATAGAGCTGCTTAAAACGGTTGACGGAATATTCGTGCAGAGATACATGAGTATTCCGGAAGAGCGATGGACATGGCATAAGTATGACCTGTTCACGCTTAAGAACCTATCAGCACTGATTGGTGATGAGTTCTTGGATGGTGAAGTGGCGGTAGAATACCACCAAATCACCACAAGGTATTCTCAGCTAAAGAAATTGAGAAAGACCTTTAAGGACCTGTCAAACCGTGATCAGCTAAACAGTTTCCTATCCGACAAAGAGCAGATAATTTCTACTGTTCCTCGTTGGCTGAACGATTGGCTTCCGATATGGAGGTACACTCGTTCTTTTGAGAAGCCCTTTGCCCTGGCACAGGTCGATGGGCTTCTCTCACAAACTCGTGCGGCAGGTACTCCGCCCGATATTGTGAAGATGCAGTCGAAGAGGAAATTCATCTCCACTGTATCTGAAAAACCGTCCGATCTAACCGATACGGATAAGGCTTTAATTAGGGCAGCACTCTCGAAATTCGATGAGACGCTGAACCCAGATGTGTTCACGGGCCTTGACACCAAGGCTCGTGTAACACTTACCATCTCGTCCTGCTGGGAGAAGACCCAGGAGGAAGGAGGAACCATACAGGCAATCAGTGAGATTGTCCATTTGGGTGCAATCGGGAAGAAGGTTCCGAAACGGGACCTCTTCTCCGGTAATATCGTCGGAGAGGTAGGATACAACTCCGAAGATACAGGTACTTACATCTTCTGGGCTTGCCTGGATGAAGTACTGAGAGCAAGCCCTGATGAAATAAACATGGCCGCTCTCGTGATGGTGTCCGAACCAGGAAAGGCTCGGACCGTCACGAAAGCCACAGCAGCACTAAAGGTTGTGCTGGATGTGGTAAACAAGATCTGCTCTTGGCCATTGACCAAGATAGAATCTTCTTCCAGTGGCATGGCTAAAGCCAGCCATGCATGGAATTCCTTTAAGAAGTCATTTACGACTTCTGGAAAGGATATCAGTTTCGATCCCTTACGTGAAGAGATCGCTACTGGACCGAGTGGGGAGCGGATAAAGACCACTACCTACCGTGATGTATTCATGTCGTCCACTGACTACGAGAATGCAACTGACGCGATGAATCATGAGGTTGCCTCAATGATATCTCGCTATTGGATGAAAAGGTGCGGTATTCCACCTATTCTCCAAATGATCGTTCAGAGGACGTGTTACCGTCCTCGGCCGATAGTGTTCGAAGCACGGGGTCCAATGGCCTCGTACGGAGAACCGTGGGGGAAAGAGAGTCCTTTCTCCAATCCCCACTATGTCATGCTTCGGAAGGGGGTACTAATGGGTGACCCACTTACGAAGCCCGTCCTTCACCTGGTAAATATCCTGGTGAGGACGGTCGGAATGTTTTATTCCGAACCGAGTTTCCAAGAAAGAATTTTTGGATACTCAGGGACTATAGTATCGAAAGAAATCCTATCGATGTTACAGTCTGGGCCTCAGGGCCCCATTTCTAAACTGTTCGAATCGAGCAGTTCAGAAAAAGACGGAAAGATTCCACAACGGGGAATCGGACCGCTTGCCGCTCTACTGGAAGAATTTCCAATAGATCCGACTATAGTTGATCCGGTAATGGAATTACCGGAATCAACTTCGCACAATGTCCTTCAGGTTGAAGGCCATCGTGTCGTTGAGATTGATCCCAAACTTACATGGGACTGGCTCATGAAACCTGATCGGAAGACACTTTCCGATCAAGGCAATTCTAGCACGGTCGTATCGCCCGTGCATACCCGGACGCTGAGTTTTAAAAACTCAGCCATCCGAGCAACCCTTGGTGCGGCTGAACAGCGGCAACAAGTGGCCGATGCTCTCCGCAAGCGTAGGCTTGAGGAAGAGCAGATAAAGGAGATAATCCGAGATATTCGGGTTATCCCCCTTCCACCCGCGGTACCCCATAATATGGGCTATCGTGAGTATCGCACACGTGCGACGGCAGATGGCCGTCGCGCGAGTGCTTCTGCAACCCGTCATGCTCGTCACGACGGTGAAACAGTATCATGCACGAAGGGCGTACTTAGGCTCTTCGGCATAATGCCATAGGGAAGAGATATTTAATCTCCTCGCTGTGGTGTTGTGAGTACGTGCGGTATGTCACCGCATGCTCACACGCATACGACTCGGGCGCCCTGTTAGGCGGCGTTCCTGTTGAAAGTATTAACCGCTCTGGCGGGCCGAAT